GCAAGCCAAACCCCACCAATGCGTCTTGGTTTTTTGTATTCGCCAAAGTCGGGGGGTTCAACCGCGCTCAAATTTTCGGGCAATGCTTCGCCGAATTTAGGGCGCAGCTCGCTATCGCGGACTACCTCAGCGCCATCCTCAGCCCACAATCTGCACTTTGTGTAGTCTGGCACCAGCTCCCACGCTTCGCCCGTCCAACGCGGCCATGTGTGCTCCGTAGGCTCTGGCGGCGCGGTTTGCGTCGCGTTTTCGTATTCAAAATACACTTCTCGTTTGAGAACGCGGCTCAATTGCTCATTCTTAACGCGCTCCATGCTGTTCGTAAAAACCCCCGCATCGGTGTCGAAGAAATAGTCTAAGTTTTTGTCGCTCATGCTACGACCCTCCCGCAAGTGATTCCGAAACGTGCAAACATACCGGCAGGCAGGTTCGCCGCACCACCTGCTGCTAATATTGAAATATTGGTCGTCGCCACGCCCGTGTTACGCGGCGTAGCGTCTCCAACGTTGCCCTGACCGCCGCTGACGTAGCCCAACTCATTCTGCGACCTTAAAGACGGGGAGAAGGAGTGTACGTGCCCCGGGTCATAGACTCCGTGGCTGTGGCTCTTAATGTCGCCCGGCGTTAACTGCCCGAGGGCAGCGGTAACAAGCCCGTTTACGGCGGCTTGTACGAATGCGTACCCCGTCGGTACAGCGGGCACGACAAAGTTGCTTACCCCGTCTCCGACCCCAAAGATGTGTCCAATGAGGGGGACGCAATCGGGGTAATTCGCCCTCGGCAATGCGTAGGCGTTGGTACCGATTCCCAGCAGCCCATTGGGAACGGTTGGCGAAAAGTACGTTATCTGCATCCCAGCGGGCAACGTCGTGTAATCCACGCCCGTTGTGGTTTTTGGTGCATAGCGCCCATCGAGCGCGGTGAGCAGTTTACTAAGGTCTGTTGGTGTGAGCGCTACGCCTTGCGCGTCGCAAACAGCTTTAAGCAAGCCGTAGAGGAAACTGGTGCGGTTCGCCAGCTGACGTGTTGCGGTGTTAGATACGCCGCTTGCCCCGCCGAGTACGGGATCTGTCGTTTCAAGCTGATAGACACCCGTCTCCCAACTTGGTGTTTCCGATAAATTCGCCATGTCTTATCCTTTATTTTTAATAAGCCCCGTGGGCGTACTGGCCGTCGTAGCGACCAACGTTGTTGTAGAGCAAGGTGCTGCCCATTTTGATGTCCCACAAGACACATCTCGCGGGCGCAAGCCAAGACAACATTCGCCGCGCGGCGGCGGCTTGAGATGCGTTCATTAAAACAGGCACGACAACGCGGTACACGTTCCACCAGGGCAAATGCCAGCCGCTGTAGATGTGATAGCCATCGTGCGTTCGGACACCGTCGTACCGTATGCCGCCACGTCCCTCGATGATTTCGATATCGGGGAAGCCCACATTTGCAAAAGCGCGGCGGATAGCAGCGACGACTCCGCGCGTGCGGTGTTCTTCTACCGCGCTGCGCAACACGGCCCGTTGCTGCTCTTCTGTCCAATCCGCGTCCCACTCTTCAATACTCATGGCGTAGGCAAGCCATGGCAAAAGGTGCGCTGGGCATTTGTCTGGGTCCCATGTTTGCCAAATGGCATCCAAGGGGATTTTGCGCACGCGCCGCTCACCGAGCAAGTCCACCGCGATTTCTAACGGCGAAGCGCTTGAGGGCAATACCGTGCGCTCAGGCAAGGCGTTGGCCGTGGCGGTTTTTGCGTTGGATTGTTCAACGAGGCTAGACATCGACCCCTCCGTCGCTAATCACAATCTCAATACAATAGGGTGCTTCGTTCCAGCCGCAAGCAATATGCGCAGCGGGTTCAGTCAGCACCACCCGCTGTACACCCACGGCGTGGAGCGCTTTGTGCAAGCCGCTAATTGAGACATCGTGTCCACAACGGTGCAGCTTTGCGGTGTGCTCAAGTGCGGCTGCGCGGGCGTTGTTCAAAACGATGGTGCGGTCTGGACCCGGGTAAAAAAACAAGGTTGCCACAACACGGTAGGGTTTGATGGTCGCCTGAATACAAAGTGGAATGTCCGATAAAGGGCGCAAGGTTTCGCTTTGTAAATAGGATTGCACCTTGGTTAACGTCTCAACCGGCAAGGTTCCGTCCGCCGTAGCGCCCAAAAGCGCCAAGACGACATGGCCGGGCACGTAGCCTTCTCCTGCAATGTTGTCGCACTTAATTAAATAACTGTCCGCTGGGAGTTGCGCGGCAACAGCGTCGGGGACGGCCACTTGCGTAAAACGCGGCGCAACAACGCTCACGTCTTTCACGCGCGCATCCGCACGCAGCGCGTGGTACATATACGCGCCTGCGGGTCCGGCTGTACTCCAACCCTCAAGTGCGAGCTGAATACGGTTGCGGTAATCGTCATCTGTCTCAAGCTGCTCTAAAATCGGCGGAATGGCGCTGGGGTCGGCTTCAACAATAACCTTTCGCGGCGTACGCACCCAAGGCAAAGCGCCCAGGTGATCCAACTCCGCCCCGGTTGCATAAGCCAACAGCAAGCGCCGCGCTTTCTCGTTCGCCCGTTGGCGCTCCTGCACAATGCGGTACGCAAAGGCTTGCAAGAGCTTCGTTAGCGGCTCACTCTCCAGCATGAGCGTAGCTTCCAATGCTTCCCGCTGCGCGGGTGGGAAAAAAGCCAGCAAGTCGGCTTTGAGTTCGAGCAGCACATCCTCAAAGTTCAGAGACTCGATAACCGTAGGGTAAGGCAGTTGGTCAAACGCAATCACCGCGCGGCTGCTCGCTGTGCTCTCAAGGTCTACGGGGTAGAGATTCATAAGCCAATCTCCAAATTCACCGGGCCAGTCACCGTTTCACCCTCGACTGCAAAGACGTGTTGCCCCTGCATCCCTCTATCCGCCACGGTATCCAAGATGTGCACACGGGACAATCGTATGCGTGGCTCCCAGCGCATAATCGCCACAGCCGCCCCCGCGTAGAGCAGGGTGCGCATGGCCGCATTCGCTGGCGAATCTATCAAATCTGGGACGTTGCTACCGTATTCACGCCGCTCCGCCCGGCTGCCAATGCGCGTCGTCAAAATATCGCTAATTGACTGGGCCAGGTGTGAGCCGCCCGCGATGCGGCGACCCGTTTGGGCGTTCATGCCGTGGAATTCTAGGGCTGTAATCTTGATGCTCATGATTTAGTCCTTACGCTTTCGCGGCGCTGGTGTCCGCGCCGTCACCCTGTTCTGTGTGCTTGTGGTTCTTCAGGCTAATCTCATCCGCCAAGATGTCGCCGCCAAATACCTTAATATCGCCTTGTAAAACCTCTATATTTCCTTGCACTCTCGCGCTCGCTCCGTACGATCCACCACTGCCCGCCATACCGCCTTGGTAGGTAAGGAGTTGTTTGACCGTCAAGGTCTTGGTAACCGTCGTATCGCCGTCTAGTGTGATTTTCGGGGCTTTTACCGTTGCCGAAGTCGCCGCCGTCACTGTTGCCGTGGCGGCGGTGGTTACGGTAATCGGGCGGGGCGTGTTGACATTCAAGACCGCGCCTGTTTTCTCGATGCGCGTGCCGTCTTCGAACAAAATCAAATCTGTGCCCGCATCCGTGCTCGGGGCTGGGACACTCTCGCTGTGGTACAGGGCTACGATAAAGCCCATTGCCGTATCCCCGCTGGGGCAAGCCACGAGGCATTGCGTCCCAACGCGACAAGGCCGCCAGCGCCGAAAGTTTGCCCCAATCTCATCTGGTAGGGGGATGAAATCCGTTTCAATCCCCCCAGAGCGCACCCGCGCGCTAGGCGGTGTGCGGGTGTTGTCCACCTCCATGATTTCCCCCGCGAGCAGCATCATCTGCATCGCGCGTTGAGCGTCAGCGGCTTGGAATTCTTGGCGTGGGTTGTTCATCCCCACTACTCTACCCAGCCTCTATCGCGCGCGCAAGCGTGGCGTGTTGTTAGGTCAAACTTAACAACACGCTAGGTTGTGAATGTTCGCAGTGATGTAGCTTGCTTTCTTTTGTGTGTAACCTAAGTTACAATAAATGCGCCCCAATACCTATTTTTTAACAGCCAACCATGGATACAAATTTAATAACGATAAACAACGAAGCCGCTGCCTTTGCGGCACTAGAGTCCGCACTTAAAAATGAGTTTGATGACAAGGTTGTAAAGCTTGAGTTTGATGGCTGGCCAATGATTAAATTGAAGTATACGGGAGCTCTATTTGATGGTACGATAACGCCAGATATTGCGCAAGCCATTGTTGACCTGCAAGGCACTTTAAATAGAGTTTATGCACAGGCTGTGAAGAACAGCCCCAACGCCAGGGGGCTTACTGAAGAAGAAAAACGGAAAATACAAATTATTGTTCGCGTAGAGTCTGGTAGTTCTCTTTTTGAGTTTGACTTGACTGAGTTTGCATCCAACATAGCCATCGAATTGATGAACAAAATGACCCCTACAGACATGACTATTTTAGTTTTAAGCGTTACGACTGTAGCTACTGCTGGCTTTGTACTAAAGCACTTTTTAACAAATCGCAGCGAAGAGAAAAAATTGCAAATTGAAGCAAACAAAGCTTTGAGTCTCAGTAAAGAGGAAACAGAGCGATCAAAGATACTCGCCAGCGTCATTAGCCAGATTCAAACCGTTAAGAACGCCAGTGAGGGTGTGCAAGAATTTCACAATGCGCTGTTAAAAAGCGCTCAGGCTGCCGATACCTTTAGTATCCAAACAGAAACAGGGGCCCTGACTATTACGGGTGACGAAGCCAGGTCTGCACACAGAGCAAAGCGCCGTGTGCCCCTAGAGACCCAGCCGAACGGGAATTATTTGATACAGTCTTTCACTTGGATTGATGAAGAAACCGCTAGACTCAAAATCCAAAGTGAATACACGGGGGAGGTATTTCCCGCTGAGCTTCCGATATCCGCATTACGCGACGATCAAAAAACATGGCTAAAAAATGGTGTGGTTGACAAAATACGTGTATACCTAACCATCAACGCCACCGTGCTCGATGGCGCAGTTACCACCGCACGAATTGTGTCTCTTGACTTGCAGCCACAAAAACCCAAGGCCACCTAAACCAATGCGGCCATGCACCGCCTCATCCTAATCCAACTTTTAAGCCTAATCCCCCATGCGGCATTGGCTGATCCCGTCTGGCGCAATTGCAGTTTGGATAAGATTGTGGATGGTGACACCGTGGTGTTGCGTTGCGCTCAGTGGGACGCCCCACAGCGGGTGCGCATTGTGGGTTACAACACCCCCGAGCGCTGTCAAGAAGGCTACGAAGCCGCCACAAAATGGCTAGAGACCACGCTAAGCGAGCCACAAAATCTAGTGCTAGAACAACTAGCCCGCGACACCTATGGCCGCGTCCTAGGCCGCCTTTACCATTTTGTTGAACCCAACAAAATGGTGCAAGTCATAGCACCCAAAGAACACCAAGCAAAGCGAGTGAAGTGTAATCTTAGTGAATAATTACCACTTACAATGTAACTTTTTTTACAGTTTGGAGGGTTTATGTATTCAGTCCGTTTTATGGTCTTTTTGCTTTGCGTTCTTTCCTCACATAGCGTCGCAAAGGCTCAGTCAATAGGTCAAATTCTTGGTGATGCTGTTTTTAAAGGAGTCTTGGGAGGGATGGCTGGCAAAGCGCAGAATGACGCCAATGAGAAAATGAGGGTTCAGCAAGCTCAAAAAGAAGCCGAATTAATAGAGGCTGAGCGACAAAAATCCATCGCCGAAGAGACACGGCTTGCCGATGAGAAAAAATGGAAAGAAAAAGCAAGTACTTATGCGGACAAGGGATGGATGCCCGTCACGAAAACAGATAGTGCTAGC